AGGGAGACAGACAGATGAACATATGAACACCCAAAGTGATCATTTGGTCATAACCTAAAGCACCACTCAAAGGCCTCACCACCTAAGGAGCACTTGAAGGCATACCGATAGGTCGCTATAGGTTGACTTGAGGTCGCACATAATGATAACGTAAAGAGGGCTGAGGAGTGGTAACCGAAGGTTAAATCTTGAGGAGGCCATAGGGGGAACTTTGGAATCCTTACCCTATGAGATACTCACTCAGATTTTTGTGGTAAATTCTTAAAGGGTCTACCTAATGGTACAACCTAATGACCACACACTCTTAAGGTTAGACCACAAGAGACACCCTAAGACACTTGGAGACCATTAGTACACTTGATAAGGGTGAGTATCATGGTAGTGTTTATCACCATTATATGAACCCTTAGAGTGACCCATATGGCTACAGCGTAGCTAGGCTGCTTAAAGGTTATACCATATGTATACACTATAGCTAGGCTCTGTCTTAAGGTGTCTCATTGGCACAACCTAAGGTGACTCTTACAAGGTAGTGGTGGTTATTGTTATAATACCACTATACACTATGGTCACCTCAGGTGTCTCTACGTGACAACTTAAGGCAGAACTCAATCTGGTCTTACAGTGAATCTCTATGCATATGCATACTGAATAACTTTAAGGTTATCTCAAAGGTAGCCTCTCCTAATAGTGATAGTTAATTCAAACCTATTGAAACATAAGGAATTTCTTCAGGAGCACCTCCTTGTGCTAACTGAATGCTTATTCACTTAATGTGCATACTTATGGACATCACCATCCCATAAAGTTGTCGTTGACGTCATCCTCATAGTAGATATCAAGGGAGCCTTGAGACAACTTACGGACGTCTTCATAACCTCGAAGCTGCGACTCCATGTGGTACTCAATGAATTCCTCAACCCTTTCAGCTTCCATCTTAACGCTGTCCAACTTAAGGGACTCTTTGAGGAACTCAACACCTAATGCCAAGGCATCAAGTCTATCGTCGTGCTTCAGAGCGCCCTTAACGCGAGTGATTCGAGTGAGCTGGTAGAACAGGCTCATACGCACATCGTGCTTACCTTCCTTATCTCGGGCTGATTGGTAGTCCTCGCGGATAACCTCATCACGGATAACCAAACGGTGAGTTGATAAGACAGGCTCTAAGGTATCGCAGATTCGCAACTCCTTCATGCCCTTCGCTCGGATTTCCTCAAGGCCACAAGAGTGGTGTTGTAATAAGATAGGCTGGAAGACTTTACCAAACATCCCGTCACCGAAGTTACTCTCGAAGACCACAGTCTGCACCTTCCATTGTTTGGCTAACTTAGCGAGTTTCACTAAGGTAGGCTCTTCGTAGCCGTCCAGACCACCTGAGGCCATCAGGTAGATGTACCCATTGAGGGTATACAGGACAGCATAACCAGTTTCATCCTTACCGCGCCCTGAGGGGTCAACCACAAGAATCTTCTGGAGGTACTCAGCGCTTCTATCGGAGCATGAATGGTACGAGTGAATACCATCACCCTTAAGACCCACGTTAGGAAGCTCCTCATTGGAGTTCTGACGGTTAGGTAACCATTGGTAGCCCATAGGTGCCTTATCGATGTCCAAGGCCGCTACAATGCAATCACGCAGTCTTAACGGGTACTTCTCGGCATCTGATAGGTTAGGGTTGAGCATGAACTGTAGTGTGTAACCAGCCTTACCGTATTCCAACTCACGCTCCCTCAGCTCATCACTGTCAAAGCGCACAGGGTCGGTAGGAGCACCACCCATAACTTCAGGGTCTTCCAAGTATTCATCGTAAAGCATAGGCGCTAGGCGAGTACCATAGTGCTCCGCTTCAGTCTTGTTACGTGGATATTGTGCAGGCCAGATTACAGTGGAGTACCCACGGTTATCTTCAAGCTCCTTATAGAGAGTCATCTCTGTCTGAGGTGTGCCCAGATAGATAACCCTTGAGGAGTCTAACGGTTTCAGCAGAGCCGCAAACTCTTGCACCGCCGTCCAGAGCTTTTCACGGGCACCGGAGGTAGCACTATTGCTTGGAATCTCTACGTCATCCGCTAAGATGATATCAGCACGACTACCAGTCACCTGCCCGTAAATACCCACAGATTTCACACTAGGGGAGTGGTCAGGCAACGCAGGGCCAACATCAAAGCTAATGTTTGAGTCACGTTGGTTCGGCCCAGCCTTCAGCTCGTGTAAGAACGGAAGTAGGCCGATGATGTTCTTAATGAAGATACTGTTAGCGTCAGCACGTTCCTTAGAGGCAGACACAATGAGAATCTTCAGTTGTGGGTCGTTCCATAGCTTCCACACCACGAACGCACACAAGATGAATGACTTCCCGATGCCACGGAAAGCCTGAAGGATGAACTTCTTGTTCTTCTCATCGGCGACCACACGAGCCATATCCTGCTGACACTTGGTCGGCTTGGGTAGGTTTAGTGCTCTCCATAGGACGAACATAAAGGCCAAGAAGTCACCTTTAAGCTGCTTAATGACCTTATCGTTGTCTACCATCAGCCGCCTCCTTAGGTTGTCCCTGAAGCGCTCTCACGGTGTCCTGAAGAGCCTTTACGTGTGCATCAGCCCTTAAGGTTACTCCGATAAGATTTGAAGCAGTTGATTCGTGTAGCTCGGCTCTACCATCAAAGATGCATCGACCGTCACTTGATTGGGTTCCGGTGGTAGACTTGATTTTGACTGACAGCCGCTTGTTATCAGAACGCAGCCCACTAATAATCCGGTCAGCATCAGCCTTACTCGCTGCGATGTCTTCTTGATACCCTTTAGAAACTTCATTTAGTGCCTCCTGTGTGATTTTGTTAGCTTTCTGCTTAGTGATATATTGCTCTTGGATGGTGTCCTTCCACTTACGGTCTGCCTTATCGTACCCTGAGGTATACGAGAAGTAACCTGTTAGACCAAGGACTGCCACCACGATTAACGCTATGATTTTCTCACGCATAATCACCCTCCTGTTTCTGTAGATTTCACGTAGCGTTGCCGCCATTAGGTAGAATTACCCATAAAGGCCACTAGATGTAGTGACCTTGAGGATACCTCTTAATGTTGATACACATCGTCTTCTTCAAGACCATTGATATCCACTCCCTGATTGTACGCCTCAAGTGCTCCATGAAGGTCACCGAGGATGTTCGTATCAGGTTGTAGTTTGGAGACTTGAAACTTATGACGCTCCAGAAGTTTGCCTATAGCATTATAGAGCTGAGGGGTTCGCTTCTCTGGGTCATTAAGGTCTTTGAGCATGAACTGCGCCTGCTGCGTGTCCAACATCTCAAGGAACTTTAAGAGAGACTTATCAACCTTTGTCATGTTACACCTCCTTATTGGCTTTCTTCCAATCAAGAATCTTATCGACTACCTTGGCACCAATCTGAACCACTGTGTAGGCGATGGCGGCTACATAGAACCACTCGTTAAGTGAGAGACCCCAGAAGAGTCTCACCACCACATCAGTACCCGCAGCAGCCCCAATAGGAGCCGCCTTAAGGATTTCGTTATTGAAATCGAACTCTAACATTATCTACCTCCGATAATCTTAATGGTGAACTCAGCAGGCTCTGACAGGAGGTTATCCTTATCGTAGAAGCGCACTTGGAATCCACTCTGGGTCTTATAGAGAACCTGTGACAGCAGCAGACGGTCGTCTTGAGGGGTCTCAACGTTTACCATATAGGTCGTAGGGTTGAGGTTCGCAGTTGTAACGTTGTACTGTCCATCCTGCTGCTTATGACACACCAAGATGTTCTTCTCTATGGTGATGCCCGAAGCGTCCTTAGTTGCCAGACCGTTAACTCCAAGGTACACGTCATTGCTTCGTACAGACTCCCAAGAGGTTACAACGAGACCCTCATAAGATACGTTCCCAGCGTTCGGCCCAGCGTTGAACGTCAAGATGTGCCAACCACGGGAGGTAACGTGGAAATAACACCCACCGTAAATCTGAGAGTAATTCTCAGTCAGTCGGTGCTTAGGGGCATTCCCTGAGATGGACTTAGCGCTAACATGGAATTGTCGGTCTTTAAGCAGCAAGTCACCGTCATAATCAAAGTCAGGTTGTTTGTTACCCTCATCCCAGAGCATATCGAAGCTGTACGCTGTGTCACCGTTGATTGTCGGGAAGACAACCGCTGAGTCATCCTTAATATACACCGCAACGGTAATCGACCCACCAGTTTCCCCTTCAGGAATCTTGACGCCAGTCGCTGCTGGGTTGTTCTCAGCGCCGCCTAATGGTGAACTGAAGCCAGACTTCTCAGAGACCACCAGAACCCTGTTAGACACGATAGGGCTGTGCAGGATGTTAGCGCTTGCGATACTCCCAGCACCAACTTCAAGTGGGTTCTTATAGTCTACATGCAGCAACATAGCCGCTAGACGAACACCAATGATTTTCTGGAAGGAGTCCTTAGGGTGCAACCCATCGTAACAGCTCTCAGAAATGCCGTAGTTCCCAATGATGTCTTTACGGGTGTTAACGTACATCACATTGAACTCTTTAGCGATTGACCGGATAGCGGCCTCATAGCACTGTGCCAGATATGGAGTAGAGAAGCCACCCAGCTCACCTAGATTCAGTGAGACGTACTGTGTCATCCCCAAGAGAACCACAGCGTTACCACGGAGAATCTCACGAGCCACAAACTTACGCATGACTACATGGAAGTTCTCAACGGAGTAAAGGTTGCTCTTAATGGCATTCCAATCAGCACCATTGCCAGTCGCAAACTGAACGTCATTAACACCCAGCATGATAGTCGATAGTCGAGTCCCAGCGATACCTTGAGGATACCGAAGGTAAGTAGTTAACGCTCGGTCTGAGGGAATCCCACGGTTAATCGCAGTGAACGGTGTACGGGTTCTTTGTGAGATTACAGAAGCCGCCGTCTTTGGGTAGTTGTTTGGTGCTTGGCTACCATCAGCCTGAAGGCCAAACGTAATACTGTCACCATACGCGCCCATAATGATTGGCGTATTAGTTCTGAAGTCTGCCAGATAACTATTGTAGTTCTTCGCTTCAAGGAAACTAAGAGACTCATAATCATCAAACTCCAACATGCCACCCGAGTCCACAAAGATGTGAAGCTCATCCTCAACGCTTAGCAATGCTTCTGGTGCACTGCCCACAACGTATCGCGCAGAGGTAAACTTAAAGAACAACCCACGGTCAGTCAGGTAGACACGTTGTCCTTCCTTGAAGACTGTGGTAATTCTAGCCTGTGCGGTGTCCATACGGATTGTCTGGAAGCCGTACACACGGTTGAACCCAGCGGTTCCCGCTAAGATATTCAGAACGTCAGCAGCAGAACCATTGGTTTCACGCAACTGTTTTACCGTAACGGCATCCTGTGGGTCTACACCATCAACTAGATTAACCAGACGACGACCACGGGCATCCAGATTACCATCATTATCTACCGCGATAGTGTCAGCCGTTAAGTCACGAGCTTCTTCGGCGATATGGATAGCCTGAATCTGCGCCAAGTTGAGGTCATTAGCCCGTAGGATTGAACCATCCTGAAAGTCCACCAATCGGTCACTTACGGATGTGAAGCGGCGAATCTCAATCAGTGAATAACCGTCAGCAGCTCCCCAAGTACGAGTGGTTGTAATGGTGGTCTTTGTGGAGAACCGAAAGTCGGTCGTAATGTCCAACTCACGTCGGTCTTGACCAATGAGCGTCACCTTGACGAATTTCCGTGCGAGGTACTCAAAGGGCACCGCAAAGTCTCTTGAGCCATCCAGATTGTAAGTCACGACTGTTTTAATTACGTTAGCCATATAGCCTCCTTAAGTTAACACTAAAGGGAAACCAGATAGTCTCCCAATAGTGATAGTTAATGTGTTACTTCTTAGTGCTAATCTTGGTGTTAAGACCAGCATCAGCGTACATCCACATAATGATTTGCTGCGTTAGTGGGTCATTAGGGACGAGCTGCTGAGTGGCCTTGAGAGCACCAGTGTTCATTTCCAATTGAGTCGGTTTATTGCTGGACGTAACTGAGTCGTACAGGTTTGAACCTGCTGCCACAGCGTTACCAACAAGGCCTACTGCTGGAATCTGATTCATCAACTCACCACCAAACGACTTAGCCACATCAGCCCCCTTAAGGGCTTTATTCTTAGGCTGTTTCTCAATGGGCGCTTGAGGTGCGATAGAAGTCCTCACCATGTTAGCATCATTGAAGCCTACGAATGGCCCGAGGAACTGCACAGGGGTAAACACACCGCCCAAGTGAGAGCTTCGAGACAGACCAGCATATCCAACCATCTGTGGGCTTAGAGCTTTATTCAGGTAATCATCACGGTCACCCTGAGGTAACCTGTAGGCGTCAACGTGTGAACGCATGATGTGGAACGCTGAGGCCAACCCAATGGAAATCACAGTGGCTGCTGCCATATCTACTGCACGACCATTCTTAGTGGTCTCATAGAATGACTTAACGAGACGACCATTGATTGAACGGATGACGAAGTTCTTGAACTGAGCTACCATCTGACCTGCCCAACCGAATGCCTTCTGGTTCTGCAATCCGATACGGCTTGGACGCAGGAAGGTTTCATTGGCTGTATGCTGACCGAGACGCCACAGGTCATTACTCCGAGGGTCTTGTGAGAATGCCTTGGAATCCTTAAGGGTGAACTTACCGTCTGCTCCCAACTCCATATGGTCACGGATTAACTGACGGATACCTTCAGCCTGCTCCTTAGTGATAGCGGCAGACTTAAGATACTTTGCGTCCATCCATCGGGAGTTCTTACCGCGCAACACTGAGTCAGCGATGTTGCCAATGACCCCTTGACGGGCTGTGTTTCCGAGGTAGTTCGAGGACTCACGGAGTAACCATGAAGCCGGAGACTTGGCTGCTAGTGTTGAGGTGCCGTAACGAATAGAGCCTACCACCTGTGCTGCCCAATTGTTCACCGCAGAGTTCTCTTTAAGAGAGTCCACGAAGTCCATCCGGCTAGGTCTGATAGATTCATCAATGTCACGGCCAAACAACGTAGCGGTCATCTCACGGGCTGTGGTAGCACTGACAGCCTTACGGCGGTACATTAGGTCGTTAATCACAGGGATGTGGCGCAGAGTTGCCCTTACGTTCCCCTTAGCGACCATTGCACCAATCTCGGTGAAGTTCATCGGCCCCATCCAGAAGTTCTTAGTGAAATACGCTAAGTCGCTTAAGGAGCGCATCAGTGTACCAAAGGCACCATCAGGGTCTCTACGAGCGTGCCCAGCGATTAACTTCATGCCTTCTTTGAGAGCGTTAACTTCCTTGATTAACTGTGGGTCGCCTGAGGCACGAGCCTTATCAGCCAGACCTTGAATGATGTTCTTCTGTTCCAGCATTGTCCTCCCTGTACCCGCCATTAACGACACGTTGCCGTTTACTGAACGAGCATAGCTAGGCATCAATCGACCAAGGTCATAATCACGAAGGTCATTCACTCGGAACATCGTACCATCATCCATAGGAACCGGAACGTCACCATCAAAGCCTGAACGAGCCTCAAGGTACTTGTTGTTCTCAATACCAGTCAGCTTGGAGTCAATCGTCTGGTCAACCAACGAGGACGCTGTAAAGTCGTCACTGTGGCTGATACCGTAGGCCTTATCCATAGCATACTTCTCAATCATCTCTGGAGTAACGTCATTAGGTGTCTTCAGTTTACCATCAGACCGCTCTACGATAATACTCTTAACGCGAGTCATCGTCTCAGGGCGCATATGGGCAGACGCAATCCAACTCTTAGCGATGGCCTCTTGGAGACCCTCATTGCCTAACCGTTGACGTGCTGTCCGAAGGGCAAACTTATCATACACCACTTGGACATACTTACCACCCCAATGAGTGCTCAATAGGGACTTGGCCTTAGAGTTGCCGCTGAGCATCGCTGGGTTTTCCATGTAGGCCTGCTTTGTACCATAGAAGTCATTGAGAGCGTCCATGAGTTTCTGCATTGCTGGGGTCTTAGGCTTACCACCTGACTCAATCAGTTCCGCAGCTTCACGTTGAACAGCAATCTGAGCTTCACGCTGCCTCATTCCTGACATGGAATACTCAGGGTCTTTAAGAACATCATTAACAACCCCATCGTACTTCTGGAAGAATCGGTTATCCTGTGCACCTAAGCGCTCGATACCCTCATCCACTACGAACCCTTTGCGACCTGAGGCGCCGCTTTCCGTACCAACTTCAGGCCTGAACAACTCAGAGGCCACCCCACGTACTTCAGGGTTGATTGAGCGGTTTGTAACCTGACCAATAGAAGTCATGCTACCTAGAGCAACCCCACGAGCTGCACGTTCAGCCTCTTCAGGAAACAGCTCAGAGTAGTCCTTAGCGGTATTAGGGTTAAGTGGATTCTCCGCAGCCAATACCGTGCCGTCTTTAAGAATCACAGCCCCTTCTTCCGTTGGGTGCATCGCATAGTCAACACCATCGTGAGCATTCGGGAAGTCCATATCTTCAGTGTTCATCTTAGAGCCATCAACACCGTCAGTGTTCCGAGCGGTCTCACGGGCTTCTAAGCGTCTAGCTGTAGGCATGAATGGGTTAGGCTCATTAGGTGTCACATCGACATCCCTTGCGCCTCTCCCAAAGGCCAACGTTAAGCCTCCACCTAATACAGCACCTCCAGCAAACGCCATATCGTAATGACCTTCGCCACCAGATACGTTTGTCCGTAGAGCCTCAGACGCAACGTTCGCAGCACCAGAAGCAGCACCAACCTTGAGAGCCTTATTGACCAGCTTACCGCCTTTCCCTACGAATCCTATAGGGGTGTACGTGAACGGGTCTACAGCAGAACCCAATACGCCAGCGGTTAACTGAGCTGCCCAACCACTGTCAGCGTTATTAACGTCATTCTCGTAGTTGTCATTAGCCAGCTTAACGGCTGCTTCAAGTGTCTCCGAGTCAGCCCCAGAGACCACACTGAGATAGTCAGCGTTCTTTAGGTTGTTCCGAATGTATTCAATCTCATCCGGTGTAAACTCATGGGTGTTCCATCGACTTGGGGTCATGACAGAGGCCAATAAGTCCGAGTCACCATCACGGAAGGCACGATACCCTGTGCCCACCGCAGAGTTAGCAAACTCAGTCTCAATCGCTTGTCCTTGCCCACGGAACGGGTTCTTGAAGCCCTCATCGCGCGACTCAAAGTCACCCAATGTCTCACCCTTATCTTCCCCTTTGGCCTTCTTACCGTGCTGCTTATCGAACTCCTGACGGAAGTCCGTTCCGACCTCCTCAGTGATTGATGAACGACCAGTAGCCAGAGTGAGACCACCAAGTTCAGGAGCCTCCAGCTTAGCCTTAGTTTCAGGCATAGCGATATGACTCATGGACTGGTCAAGGGACTTTGGGTTGGATAACTTAGCGAACGCTTCCAGTTTAGCCGTATTGGGCGACTTAGCGTAAGCTGACATGTTGCGCATGTATCCTAAGCCTTCAGGGGAAATCTTAGCGTAATCCCCACGGTCATATGCTTCCAACTGCGCGGCACCTACTTTACCTTCCCCTTGGTTGTACGCAAGGAGCGCTTTAAGTTCGTCCCCGCCAAATTTCTTGGTGAGGTCAGCCATCAGTCTAGCCTGCGCGGGAATCGCCTTCTCAGGGTTATAACGGTCATCGTTAGGATTGTCCTCATCGAACACATTAAGACCCATAGCTCGGGCTGTGCCCTTAGTAAACTGAGCGATACCCCTTGGGCCAGTCGGAGAGACTGCCTTAGGATTGAAGCTGGACTCATGGAATCCTTGGGCGCGGAGTAAGCGAGGGTTGGCCCCCGCTGACGCTGCTGAGCTTTGGTACAAGCTATCAAATTCACTTGGTTTATTCTCATCATACTTAGCCATTAGAGGCCTCCTTATAGTTGTGGATTAGTCGGAAGAGAACTGTGCACCTCTCAGTTTCTCTTTATCGGTCGTGTCGATGTTATCACCGAGACGCTTATTGATGTCCTTAAGACCCTTGTCCATCTTCTCCTTGTTGGCCTTACGTTGTGGCTGTACAACCGTCTCATCGTAGAACTTCTGGTACTCAACACGGAACTCAGCGTTATTAAACGTCTTGTTGACTGACATGTCCTGCGACTGCATGTGCATATCGCCATTCAGGTCTTGCCAGAACATTACGTTACCAGCCGCTGGGTTTTCCTTCATGATGGTGTCTCGAAGGTGTTCAGCGAACTTAGCGCCCTGCTCGTAGGACTTCGTATCGTCCGTGACCATAAGTGACGCCTTAGGGATTGTGCCCCAAGAGTCGGTCGAACGGTTAGCAGCCCCAGAGGTCTTAGAGAAAGACACATTGTTCGCGCTGAGCCACTCTGAGGTCATCTTAGCGGCAGTATTGGAATCACCCGTACCATTAACCCACGAATCATAATACACACGAGCACCCTTTTCGAGAGCTGGTGGAATATTCACGAGGTTCGGATATTTGTTGTCGTTCTTCAACGCTAACCACTGCTGAGAGTCACGGTCACGGTCTTCCTTGGTCTTCCCTTGGTTGGCCTGATAGGACGCTAAGATTTTATCCTGAGGGATTCCAAACTTAGTAGCGGCATCATTAAGAGCCATCAGCTCGGTCATCTCAGGGAAACGCATAGCCATCGTAACGGGGTCTTGCTGATACATCCGGTTAGCTAATGCCCATTCAGTGCTTTCAGGCCACTTTCCGGTAATCACAGCGGCTGCCCATTGGGACTGCGCTCGTTGCATCTGCTCACCGTACACCTTCGTGAATACACCATCGGACGAATCGTATTGAAGGTACTTCATGCGCAGCTCATCCTTCTTAGCGTCTGGTAGGTTCATTTTGTCAATCTTAAGGATTGCATCCTGCGCCCAATTCACCAAGTCCTGCTGCTCGATTGTCCCTGTATTGGGAGTCTCAGGCATCATAGATGCATCCAGAGAGACCGCTTCGCCATTCATACGCTTAACCATAGCGGCATCAAAGAGAGCGTTCTTGTTGGTGCGTTGAACGGCCTTCTCAGCATCCTTAACGGCCTTCTTGCGTTCCTCACCTAAAGCATCCTGAGCGGCTTTCTTGAGGTTAACAACCTGCTGACGTTCTGGTGTATTGAGGCCGGAAGGCTGCATTTTGTTCAACTCAGCTTCAATTGCGATAGCTTGGTTCCACATATCAGACGCAGTGGCTGCATTTGACGCCTCGTTGACACGTAGGGTGAACGCTGCGAAATCCTCAGCATCCTTTTGGATGGTATTGGATTCAGCCTTGGTGACCCAAGTGTCGAACTGCTCACGGCCATAGATGTCCTCAAAGGACTGCTCCACGCCATCAACGGTGAACTTGCGGGTTCGCATCTCATTCAACCAAGGCGCAGACCCTTTGGTGTTCACGGCTTTCTCAAGCTGCATCTGCATAACCTTCACTTGGTCGGAGTCATTTACCAGACCATTACTGGACTGGCTTCTAGCCACCGCTACGAACTGGTCAGCACCAGCCTTAGGGTCAGCCAAAAGGTTACCGTTATCGGTCACGTTTGATAGCTCAACGAACGATGCAGACTTAGCAGCGTTTCTGCTCCTTTGGTCTTGCTGCTGGTCGTATGCACGATGTACCGCAATGTTGCGCTCAACTGCATCACCATAGAAGCCCAACTTGTAGTCTTCATCCTGCTCGTTCCACCCGTAGGCCTCAGCTTGTTCCTTTGAGTGAACCGCAACGCGCTCTTGACGGAACTTAATGAACTCCGCTCTGGTCATCTTATCATTGACTGAAAGCTCCGCAATGGTATCATTATCAGCCATATATGCAGTCTGCTTACCAGCCATCTGCCGTAGCTGCTTCTGAACGTAAGGGTTATCTTGGTGCAGAATTGTACCGTCATCTGTGAGACGCTTAATCTCAGCAGGGTCGTACTTACCGAAGATTTCCTCAGCCAAGGCTGTACCAGACTTCTTAAGCTCCTTGTCGTTCCGCTCAGCCCACGTACCGTAAGCATTAGCGCTGGTCTCAGCGAACTTCATCATGGAATCCAAGAGTCCACTTTGAGGCTTCTCAACGCTAACCTGAGCGGCTTGATACCCTTGGACTGGCTGGCGGGCACCTCTGAGTCGTGTAGACCCTTGGGCTGGCACAGAGCCTTGTAAGGCATTTTGTAAAGCACTAGCCATATGTCACCTCCTATAGTTATTTCTTAGCGGTGGTGGCACCAGCTTTTGGAGCACCATTGAGACCCTTAGAGAATCCTCCGCTGGCATATTGAGTAGCCGCAGCAGAACCAGCCATAAGACCAATGTTAAGCGCTTGACCCAATTTAGACTCACCTTTGGTTTCCGTCCGGTTGTTCATAGCGATTTGACTTGCGGTCGACTCACGGTTCATTACGTTGTTCGCCATGATAGACTGATAGTCGCGCTCATAATTATCCTTAACCATATTCTGCTCTCTGATTTGATTGCCCTGAGCGATACGGGCTACCCGTGACATTGAGTTACCTCCCAACATCCCCTCACCGATAGCCGCTCGGATTGACCCTGAGGCTGCTACATTGGCTAAGTTCTGATTGGTCAACTCTGATGCAGCCTGTTCATACTGAGAGCGTGCTTCAAGTTTCTTTGAGGCCTCCTCAACGTTCATCTGCTTCAGCATCTCCTGAGATTGTAGGCGTTGGGCTGTGGCCTGTGCACCAGCAATCTTAGAGGCATCATGGTTACCCTTTACGGCGCTTGCTGCTGCCATAGCGATAGGGATTGCTGCCATCCAGCACATAATTAACCTCCTATAGTAAACAGTTGAAACTGCTTTGACTCATCGGAGAACTCATCGTGAAACACCGCCCCAATGGTCTCAAGGAACGCTCTGTGTGGGTAATTACCAACCCATACATAATTCCATAAGACCGGATATTGAGTGAGTAGATTATCACGATGTCTCTCGATGAATCCCCTGAACTCCTTCCTTTGGTCACCACTTAAGGTTACCGCTAAGTTGGACGTAACGAACCAACATTGACCCTCTACGTTGCCACCAATAGCCAGTACCTCTCCATTGTGCTCAAGGGTGATACACTCAGCTTCGTTAGGAAAACTTGGGGTTATTCCCATAGCTTTAGCCTCCGCTAAGTCCCATTGAGATGGCTTAAAGACCTTAAAGTCTTCTTTGTTACTTTCTCTTAACAACATACTTAAAGCCCTCCTTAAAGTGGGTGTCTCTCAATAGTGATAGTAAATTAGATTCATTAACATTATCTTGAGACACTCTTAACAATACCTTAGATACCTGTGGTTCTCTTCATGTAATTGCCTTCCCAGCCACAGCCAATAACGTTTAGTGGCGTTGTGTAATCACTGAAGATTCTCACAGTGTTCAACCTTGCGTCCCCATTTACAGGGAATCGATACTGACCAGTAGCCACATTGAGGCGGGACGCCCTGAGGCCTTGAGACCCTACACGAGCACCTCCCATAAGATACTCAAAGGTTCTCGATTGGTTCTGAACCTCAATACGGAACGCACCGGAGTCCTCATAGTTTACCCACGCCCTTCGGAGCTGTAATCTACCAGTGTCCTCTGAGGCAATGGAACCATCATCAGCCTGCTTCTTAATGAGGAACTTGGAGAACTCATAAGTGAACAGGAAGTTGAACCCGAGGAACAGTGTTACTCCCTCAAGGTTGCCATCAAAGGTAATCGTGGGGTTAGCCGCCCAGCCTCCTTGTGGCTCCTCAAAGGAGGTCACACGACCATCAGCCTCAAGCGCACTAATGGTTCCCTTATCGAATCCCATACCGTACACCGTTGAGATGTTCACAGTGGTCTCGTTGGTATCCTCATTGTAGGCACCCACAGGAACCGTGTAGGCTTTCTTGCCATCTAGATAACCACGGTAAGGTTCACCCTGATAATCCACAGTGTCCTTCGTGAAGAGGACGTAGCCCATAAAGACGTGCCCATTGTTCTCCAGAATGAGGAACATGGTGGAGTTAATGGACGCCGCAGAGAGAATCCGAATGTTATCCCCAAAGTCCCAATGAGACCATGATTGCTGCTGTAGCGTCTCATTCTGATAGAGGAACTTATAGAGAAATACTTTCGACTCTGCCCCTGAAGTTAACACGCTGGCGTAATTCTCGGTAGCCGACCCGTGAATCTGGAAGACACCGTTAGGGATATAGCTCGGTACGTGGCTGGTCATATCCTCAGCGTTCTTAACACTGGAGACGTCCTGCACAGCGTAGTATCGGTTGATACTAGTAAAGGTTGCCCGAGGAGACGCAAAGTAGATATTACGACCGATACCATAAGGGCGAGCCTTATCGTACACATCAAACTGAGTCGTAAGGTTCAGCTCTACGCTACGGCTCGACAGAACACCTTGGGCGTTCATAACGAACTGCGCTTCGTCAGCCCAAATGAGCATCTCTTCAGTGAACGGTACGGCGTACTTAAGGGTTGACACTCGGTTGTGGCTTACCGCAACATCAATAGGGTCATCATCACTGAGGTTCGCAACGCTCGTAGGGAAGAACCCAAAATACTTGGCTGTGCGAGACAGGATTACGTTCTCACCACTAAGGAACCCTAAGCGGTTTCTCCAGAAGAACACATCGTTAATCTTGGAGTCAACAAACGATGGGAAAGGGTTGGTATCCTCATCACCACATTTACGTTCTGTCCAAGTGTTCATCTTGAGGTCAAAGTTACCGTCTGCTGCACGTACCAAAGCCCAAGGCATGGTCACAGGGTCTAACTTATATTCAGAACCCCATCCAATAGTTTCACCCCAGACCTTACGAGCTGCATCCCACTTAACGTAATACTGGTCGGCAGTCTTAGAGGTGTCCCCTACGATTTTGATAATGTAGCCATCAGGTGCATTCGCGGGGAGTTTATTGAAGGACTGCGCAAAGTGGGTCACAGGGGCAATCAATTGGTCAGCGTAACCGTCCTTAGTGATAAACTTATCGATGTCCGTACCGACTGGTGCTTCAATGTAGACATAACCAGTACCGACCGTGATTGTCCAAGTGGGCAACTTAAGGCGAATCTGTTTAGCCAACTCCTCAGCGATGTACTGTGAGTCTGTTTGCTTAACGTGACTAGGGTCACTACCGTTTGGAAGTTCCAGCTTAGCAACCTCCTCAACGTCATCATTGAGATACACCAGCAGTGTACGCCCGTATTGACCACCACGAATGTTAATCAACGCTGAGCCTTTCTCTCTGAAGTTCGGAAGGGACACATCAGGGAGAGTATCGACCACCTTGGTTCGGTTAACGATGAACGTGTAGTCGGCGATGGTGACCATCCTTAAGTCTTCCCTTGGGTTCGCTACGGTGACGTATGAGGTATCACCGCGTACGATGTACTCATTACCAGTCAAGTCAAACACTTTAACGCCTGTCCCTGTGAAGCAAGCGTAATACTGCTCGAATTCATCGCGGTTGATTAGGTGAATATATGGGTTGGTGCCCAAGTATCCCTTAGCGCCCAGAACCTTACTGAACACTAAAGGCGGTCTCTTTTGGAGGCCTTCAGTCTCGGACGACCAACCGTTAATCTGTACTGCTCCCTGCTCTGGATACCGTAAGATGTCTGGTTGTTGGCTGATACCAGACTTCAGGTTCTTTGTTGTTTGTGATACTAAGGCCATAATGAACCTCCTTAGGTTAAACTTAACGGGATAGAAGACCCTGAACGTGGGAGTCACCATCAAGCATATTATACTTACCGTAGTCCATCTCGTATTCCATACAGGCTGCTTTAGCCTCAAGGATTTCTGAGCGCAGGACGGCCTCAATCTCAGGTGCCCCAAAGTACCGAGAGTTGAATATACGGGCTGCCGCTGTGACAATCAACGTCCTGAAGCATTCTGGCATATCGTCGAAAGCTCGTAGGCGAATCAGGTTGACAGACACTGGCGCTGTAAACTGGTCAGTTAACGCTGTGCGGTCATAAAGATAGCCACCACGGTTAATATATACGCTAGTGCTTCCGGTGGACATGACGCTCAAATAATCGTTTGAATAATCAATCAGATTACTGAACACATCGGGTTGCAGCACAGCGCCTTCCTCAATGTTGAACGTCCACCCTTTAGACTGTACCTTTCGATTAGTCGTATTGAGAATGCGTCTAGCGTTCGCCACGTCTGCGTTTGAGTCATCCATAAGGGTGTTCACAGGGGCTTCCCCGATTGCAGCCAGAATGTCATTCACAGCGTCCAACTCAGCAGCGCTATCGATGTTTAAATCTTGAATAGCCATAAGGTTTCTCCTTGTAACGAAAAAACCCCTCAAGCGCCCATAAGGACACCCAAGGGGTTTCATAGATTGTGTTAATCGGTAAAGGTTAACTCAAAGGAACGTACAATGTTCCCATCATAACCAATCATAACACTAACAGTGCCTAAGTCTACACCCTTAAGGTACAGAACGTTACCCCTTCGGGTGAACGCAACTCCCGTGACCTCAAGTTTTGACCAGTCGGTAACGTCGCTAAGCTCTGTAAGCTCCAGCTTAAAGGACTGACCTAAAGGTGAACTAAATGACTCAGCGATGGTTACCATAGCCACTGGCTCGATAGACTCATCACTGAGAACACTTAGGGTTGTCGGGTTAGTTGGCCCGATTGGACTTAAGCCAAGCTGAAAACTGCTGCACCTGCTGCTTCTGGACGCAGACCACCGTGACCCATCGCATACTTAGCGATAATCTGGTCAGCCTGATATTCAGCACGACGAGCACGTTCCAGAGCCAAATCACGCAGCTTCACAGTACCAACCGCTGAGCGGTGCTGGAAGATACCCGCGATGTTGTCCAGAGCGACCTTAACGGTAGCAGAGGACTCCGCTGGAATAGCGTGTTTCTGGTTGGTAGTTACGTCATTACGGTCATCGCCAGCACCGCCAGACGTCAAGTGTGGAACTTCAACCACTTCAAAGCCCATCACGTTACGGATAGAACCACGCTCAGGGTCAATTAGAGCCGCATAATTGGCGCTGTTAGGCATCAACGCAGCCAGAATCGCTGAGTAGTATTCAGGCTTGGTGTAGAACACACGGTCATTCGCAGGGACATATTTGGTGGTCATTTTAGCGCGGGCCAGCGTCAGCATCTTAATCAGTGCTTCGCCCAGCTTAACGGTGTCTGCTTCCAGAGCCGCCTTATTGCCACCTTCAAGGGTGATGACTTCGGCTGCGCCAAGACCAGTGATGTTCTCATTGGAAGCGGCGGGCAGGTTACACAAACCAACACCTTCAGCCAGAACCGCACCATCAGCAGCCATTGCCAAAGATTCGCCCAACTGAGCGGTATATTCGGCTCGGACGTCGTAGTGGTTCATCGCGTCTTCAATATCGTAAATCAGAACGTCAGCAGTCAGCAGGCCATCAATGTTGATAACCTTTTCGGTGTGCTTCATGTCCTTACGTTTGTCATCCAGTGACTCGCCAGCTTGCAGATATGCAGCTTTGGTACGACCCAGAACAGGAAACTGAGCGGACTTACCTGAAGCGATTGAACGAATCATATGTCGGTTCATAGTCACAGACGTGCGCGTAAACGCTGTCAGAACTTCACCACCGAACACCTTCAGGAACAGAGCCAGTTTGTCTGCTGCTGATTGACCTTTACCTTGGTTAGTACCGATTTGTTGTCCACCTTGCATGTTAGCCATGTTGTATCTCCTTATTCAGAATGAAAGATTAAACCTAAAGGGAAACCATATGTCTCCCTATAGTGATAGTTAATTACCAGCCGAAGCTAGAAGCTGCTACTTTCTGTTCCACTTCCTGACGGAACTTGGAGTCAGTGCGGTAGCGCGGGTCACTCATTGCTTTTACCATCTCTTCGGACGACCCAAAGCCTTCAGCCTTGACAACTGCGGCCTTACTTGGAGTTGCACGTTGAGTTACTGACCGTTCAGCAGGCTTGCCGAATTTCTTAGCTCGGGATTCACCAGCCAGATTCAGAATACCTTTAACAGTCGCAAGGTCACGAGCTGCGAGAGCGGCATAAAGAGACTCAGCGGCCTCCTTATTGGTGCTCTCAAGGTGCGACATAATGTTGGTGAACTTCTCTTCACCACCAGCCATCTGCTGCACTTGGCGGACATAACCATCGACCAACGCTTCCTGACCCTTAATGTAGCTGTCAACGAATGCCTTTGAGTAACCCGCTGCGGCCAGCTCTTCGTATGACTGTTCGGAAATACCGTCAGCCTGATACTCAAGTTGGATGCGTTGGATTGACTCTGCGGCTAACCCACGTTCACCTGCTTGGTTGACCATCTCTTGGAAACCAGCTTCATGCTGACCAAGGAGTTCAACGCTTGCACTCAGTTCTTCGCTAGGTTCGCCCAGAGGTGTAAACTCAGTGTCGTCGCCATCACCTTCAATTGGCTGACCATCGGCATCCATCTCTACAGTTTCACCATCGGCATTGATGCGAATCTGCATACGGCTATCGTCGTTAGGGTCAGCAAACTTATCAGGATTACCGTAAGGGTCGTTAGGGTCTGACTGCACATCAGGCATTTCAGCCAGAGTGATTGCATCGTCACCATCACGAGCCGATACATCTAACTCAAGCATTGCTTGTTCATGCTCCGAAACGGAACCCGAAGTTACTACAGCGGGATTTACCCCAAAGGATGCATAAACATCCGCGTTTGATTCAGCCATTATGTGTCTCCTTAAAGTGTTGAACTAAATGGGAAACATAATCTGTCTCCCAATAGTGATAGTTAATTATAAGCCAGCTTGCATTCCTACAGAGTCAGCCGCTTGTGCCATAGCTTCAGGTGAGGCTGTAGCCTGCGCACCCATACCAGCGCCAGCGGATTCAGCAGCAGCATTAAGTCCAACTTGACCAGCCGTCTGTGCTTGCTTAGCCTGTTTCTCCTCTTGGGTTAACAGTAAGCCCACAGTGTCAATACCAATAGCATTCGCAAGGCGCAACTTAATGTTAGCCGTATTGATGTCTTGGTCTTGCGCAAGGTTAGCCAGAGCGCTACAGGCCTGAATGAACTCCTGAAGTTTCGCCATATCCTGACCACGACCCAGAGCCTCAAGCCCTGTGCTAATAGTCGGCTCAACGGCCTCTTTAGGTAACTCTGGGATTTGCTGCGTAGCTTGTAGCTGGTTCATGAGAACCTTAACCAAAGGTAGCTGCAACTCCTGAGATAGAATCGAATAGACTCCACCCAAAGTGTCTTCAAGTTCAGACGCAACGTACCGAATCTCTTCGGCTGTCACGCGCTCACCTGTGCGCTGTACCGCTGAGTTCAACATAAAGGCATAACCTAAGCGACCCTCAATCTGGTCGGCCACACTTTTAGCAATCGTAAAGTCGGCTGTCTTCTCAAGCTGGAGGAACGAAATGTCTTCCTTAACGCCTGCCACAAAGTCACCAGATGCAGCCTTAGTGAGCCGCCGAGGTTGGGTGATACCCGCTGGGTTTACCAGACCGAGAACCTTGGAGCTAATCATAGCAAACTTAATGATTGCTTCCATGAGATTCTCAAGGCTACGCAGGTCACCAAGGTACTCTTCCACATAGGAACGACCATAGGATTCACCGTCAATGCGAACCATGCGGACAGCCACATATGGACTGGAGCCACTCGGGTAACTTGCATCTGTGCCTTGAATCTCCTCACCTTCGACTTCCTCATACTTAAGGTAATCGCCTGACTCATCATCCAGATAGATGTGAGTATACAGGTCAATTTGCTCCTCAGGTTTCTTCTCACCACCGGACGCCACGACCACCTTACGAACATCTTCAGGGAGGGCGCTAAACGCTATCTGGTCGCGAGTAACAATCTGTAGGACGTTACCATAAGCGTCTCGCTGAACAACGTAACTGGACAGCCTGTAGAGCTTCATTGGGTTATACGACTTGGTTGTGTCCGGTTCAGGGATGTACAGTAGAACGTTACCAGCCACACAGAGCTGCTTAAGGGCTTCAAAGAGCGTCACTCGGTAGCTGTTTGTCTCAATGTAGTTCATCAAGATGCGCTCAACCATTGATAGCCCTTCGTCAACCTTAGCGAGACCTTCAGGGTCTGATAGTAACTGCTTAGCTTCAAACTCTGAGATGGTCAGCTTCATCCACGTCTGCATAGGGAACAGCGCAAGCATCAGCTTGGATGCGAGGTTATTCAATCCACGGGCACCTACAGACTGCCACGGAGTGGTATAATCGGTAGACCCGTTGTCGGAGTCCTTAGGAAACAACGATGGGATTGTGTACAGTGCACAGTTCTCCGCTCGGGTCTCATAGGAGTTCCGGTCGTTCTTCAATCGGTCATAAACTGCTTTGGCTCCTTCTTCTGCAAAGCCTTCACGTTTTGTTGCTGCCATAGGTCACCTCCATTAGATATTGAGGCCACCGCCAGATGAACGGGTTACGCTAAGGGCACGCTTACCAGACCGAGCTGAACGCTTACGGGTAGACTCTGTGTCTGCCTCTTGCTGGACATCACCTTGCGTATCCGGTGTGGTTATGGCGACCGCTGGTGGTGCCTGAACCTCTTGCTGAGGAACATCAGGCTGCTTACCGTTAACGATGCCAGCCGCTGCTGCAATAGGAGCTGCTGCTACCTTAGTGACCGACTTAACGGCCTTCTTAATGAACTTACCGAGTCCCATATGTCCTCCTTATGTATTAGCTCCGAGCCTTGACTTAATAGACGCCCGAATGCCTGTGGGTTTACTCACGGTAGGACTCTTGGTGACCGTTGTGGATTTTACCCCAGTGGTCTGCTGAGCCTTACCTTCATCCGCATTATCGCCAAAAGCCACGCCAGATGGTGCCTGAGTTAGAGGTGCTGGGTCTGGCGCTTTGACTGCGTTGGGGTCAATCTGAGGGGCTTTGATTTTAGGTGAGAAGCAAATAGTGATATCCTCCGGCAGTCTGATACTGCCTACCTAGTTATTTACAAATGACCCGTGTAGTTTCTCACGAGCCTCTTCAGCCACCAGAGCTGCCAACTCTAAGTCTTCATAAAGACCAAAGCTACGTACCTTTCCATCCTTACGCACCTGAACTCTCCAGCGGTCTCCGTGAGGAAATACACCCTTATGTCCAGAGGTGTTATTCGAGTACTTGGGTACATTACAATGGTTCTCAGACTCGGTGGCTTCCCGAAGGTTAACCAAGCGATTATCCTTTCGGTCTCGGTTGATATGATCTATAATCTCAGGCCAATAACCATAAGTTAGAAACCATGCCACACGATGTGCTCTTTGTAGCTTTCCTTGGAACCAGAGGACATAATAGCCTTTAGTATCCACGTTGGGAATCTTACCGCGAATCGTCCGCATTTCACCTGTGAGTGGATTATAAGTGACCATTTATTTAACCCTCCATGTTCTTCCGAATCTCCATGTTATCGATGACCTGTGACCCGTGCTCACATCCCGCGAGGAACCCTAAGATATACTCTTCGGAGTACCCAGCGGACTTAAGCTGAGACAGTTGGCCTGACTTGCGGAGGTACGAATAGTTTAAGACCACCTGAAGGTACTCCTTGATAACCCGAGGTATATCATCTGGAATATCGTTAGGGTTCTCTAACAGGTGCTGGATTTGTTTTAATGACATTGATAATGCCTCCTCTTAAAGATTGAACTTAAAGACTCTTTAATAAGAATCTTAATATAATCATTCCTTTAAACTCTAAGTAAACCTTAAGGTCTCTTAAAGGGAAGAAACTTATCGTAGGGACATCTCATTCCCAATAGTGATAGTTAATTGTCAACTGGTCACCAATGGTCTCGAAATGTCCCTATAATCAGTCCCTTAGAACCAACGCTTGATAGCTGAGCGAATTACCACATACGTCCGATAGACGTAGCTCAAAATGAACCCCGCAAAGATTAGAACGAGGAAGTATTTAACGAAGCTGGCTCCCATAGGTAAATCTCCTTGTCAATAAAGTTATACTCCTCGAACCGTAAGATTCGTGCCATACGTGCCTGAGCTAAAACGTCCTCAGGAGACATCCCAGCCTTCGCACCGATGCTCAGAATGCATTCCCAAAGGGTACGATCCCCGCGCTCCTTGGTGACCCATTTAGTGGCCTCATTGCCCTTGTTCTTACCGGACTTAAGGATGTACGTTTCAGGCTCCGTGAAGTATGGCTCCTTAAGGAACCCTTCGGCAGCGTCGCCCCAGCCAGCAATCCCAGAGTAACCATCGGTAAGGTCACCTTTGATTGTCTGGTAGAGGTGCCAGAAGTCAGCCGTCTCTCGGGTCTGCACAAGGATATTACCCGTAGTGCACCATAGGAAATCAACATCAGGGATGGTCTTGAAGTCCTTATCACAGGAGACCAGAACGGCTTTACCGTAACCGAATTCCTTATGACCAGACCCAATGATACCCATAACGTCATCGCCTTCAAGCATGTCTTCACGAATGCAAATGTATGCATCATTAGTGAATACCGATTCAAGGAACTCGAAGTAACCTACAGGCTTCTTAGTGACCTTTCGGTTCTCCTTATAGGTTGGGTCTACCAGCTCCTTACGCCAGTTAATAGAGTCCGTAAAGGCCAACACAACATCCGCACCAGCCCAACCCTTCTTACGAGTTAGGTAGGTCTTAATGGACGACTCAAGGTACTCCCGAGCCTTAGTGTGGTCGCAGCAACGGTGCCAGATTTCCTCCTCCCAAGAGGCGTCAAACTCAGCAGCAGACATCGCTTGGAACACCAGCCAGTCCCCGTCTAAGACCACAACACCTTTTGACTGAGGCTGACCCTTACGCCATTCGTAGAGCTCTTTGAGGGTCACCACGTTACTCTTAACGTTCGTCATGTTGACCTACCTTAGCCATCGCTAACGTGGCTGGCAGAGGAGCAACTTTAGGAGCGTCTTCAAATTTCAGAACGTAGTCTGAATTCTTACGCAGAGTTGACCGCCAGTAGCTTTCAGCGCCAGACTTAGGGCGAACCTCAACAGTCTTTGGGTTCACCTTTTCGACAACCCCTGTGGACAAGCCTTTGCCGTTGTACGAGGTGAACACAACCACGTCACCAACGCTCAATGAATTACCTAACAGATCTTTCATAAACAACCTCCGTTTACTTTCAAGAACTTAACACCAGACGCTGTGATTTCCCACGCGCCACCGTTTCGACCATCCATAGACAAACATGAGAGGTGACCCCGAGAGGCCGCCTCTGCTACGAGAGCTGCGTGATTACGCACATAGTTCGACTGAAAGGTCTTGGGGCACTGCTTGATAGCAGCCAGAACCTTCAGATAATCGCTCATGGTTAGCTCACCCGTACTGGAGCAACACGAACAGCCCCAGCGTCCAAAAGTGACTCACGGATAGCCTTACCAGCCGCCTTACGAATAGCGCTGTGCATAGCAATCTCAGGGCCATACATCAGGGACTCAATGAGAAGATAACGGTCTTCCCCGTTGGCACCTTCAGGAGACTTTGCGGACTCCATGAGTTTATCCATGAAGTATTGCTCTTCTTCTGGGTTGATGACCACCGAGAAGGTGCCCTTGAAGTTGAAACTTAATGTCTTAGCCATGAGTGTTCTCCTTATGTCAATTATTAATTAGTGGCAATCATACCAGTTACCACCTACTTTACCTTCAGTGTCCAGTTGGCATCGGAACTTGAAGATTTCCCCAACGTTACGCATAGCTTGTTGTGCAATCTTACAGGCATCCTCAGCGATTTCTTTAGTGCGACACGCAATCTGCACCTCATCGTGAACCCAAGCCATGTACGCAAAGTCACCATCCCAGCCGTGCTTATAGCCAGCTTCCAGCATCAGGCGCTCCGTTTCAATAATCCACAGTTTGCATATTAATGCACCCGCTGATTGCAACAGAGTGTTCAACGCTGCGTGAGGGAACCTTACGTGCACCTTGCGACCATCAAGGCCTTTAATCCACCGCCGTTTCCATTTGACTTGCTGCTCACCACCAACCCACTTAGAGGACTCCACGAGGGTCTGGATGATGGCTTCGCGCAGGGCTGCAATCGCAGGGGTGTTCTCAAGGAACTTGGTCTTAAGGCGCTTACCTTCCACCTTATCGCCTCCCACAATGCTACCAGTCTTGGCGTCACCAGCCCCATAAAGGAATCCATAGATGAACGTCTTGGCTCGGTCACGACACAACTCATGGTACTCGTTATGTTTATCCCGAGGCTCATTAGGTGCCAAGTCAGCAGCGATAGCGTTAACCCAATGGATATCACCATTGAGGATTGTGTCACAGTACGCCCCTTGGTCATAAGGTGCCATGAAGTGACCTAGACAGCGAAGCTCTAAGCCGCTGGCATCAATCCCAGCCTGAACCCAAGGTTCTCCAGTAACGTAGTCCTTATGGTGTTCAGCTCCAAATGCCATACGACATTGCTTACCGTAAGGGGCGCGACCACCAACCACTTGCCCAAGGTTCGGGAAGCTGTGGGTTGCACGTCCAGTCACTGCACCGTTAGGGTTGACCGCCCCGTGAATCTTACCATCTTCAGCAACGTAACGAAGCCACGCCTTGTCACCTTCAGCCGACTGACCGATGCGCTTCTGAATCATCAGGAAGTCACGAATCATGTCAATAGCTTTCTGCTTCTTAGGGTCATCCACTTTGACGTGCTCTAAGACCTCATCGTTGACTACAGGTTGACCGTTATCGGTGAACTCATAAGGAACCCATCCAGCCTCTTGAAGTTTCTTCTGGATGTGGTCACGGGAAGATGGGTTGAACTCCACGTACACGATAGGCGTATAGGGAGCACCCTCAACGTAGTCCCGAGTGTCCAGCTCACAAGGCTGTGTGCCTTCACGCTGGGCTTTGTTCTTGGGCTTCTTATAGATACCGCCAGCCTTCGGATACTTGACCCGAGGGATTGGCTGACCTTTAAGTGGCCCATTTCGCCAGTGCGTTAAGGCCTGACCTGTATTGGGATGACGGAAGTCTTCAGTACCGCCTTTAGGCTCCCACCAAGTTCCGAACGCATCTAGAAGGGTCTGGCGCATTTCGGTACGCTTAGCGGATAACTCAACGTACAGCTCTTCGATTGCCTTTGTGTTGAACGGGAAGCCATTACGCTCTTGCTTAGCTAGGAGCCACGCAGCGTCATGTTCAATCTTCACCGACCAGCCACAAGCGCCCCAGAAGAGCATTGAGTTGTACTGAGTGTAGTCACCTTCAGGGAAGTAGTGCTTGTCATTGAGGAACCGCTCAAGGAGGGATTTGGTAACCACAACGTCCTGAACGTTATATTCCATCATGTCCTCATTGAAGAAGCGCCACTCCAAGCCATCCTCATAGGCGTCTCCAGACTCCTCCAAGGCCTTCTTGAAGTCATCCTTATACTCGCCCTTCATGACTCCCATTCGGTAGCCCCAAGCCTCCAATGCGTGGCTTCCGTAGCGCTTAGGTGGTAATTTACCAGAGCGTAACAGACCCATATCAGTGTCTTTAAGGTTCGAGTGGAGCAACCTTGAGATTACCAAGGTGTCGACGTTGGCCTCACGAGGCAACTTGAAGTCACGATTCAACAGAGCCTTAGCGAGTTTCTCTAAGACCGGAATGTCGTACTTCGTACCGTTATGGAACACCACCAGACCACCACGATTCACCTCAGCCTCAATGGCGTCAAGGTACGACCCAAAGTCTTTAGGCCGATACCGGACGTATTCGTCTGTGTGATAATCGTAGATGACCCCGCAGTGAAACTTTGTGACGGTCTCCAAGAGACCATCGGTTTCAATGTCGGTGATAATCATAAGGCATTACCCTGAACGTACATTGAATGCCACGCCTCCATACGTAAACGGCGCTTCTCTGAGACCTCCTTGAGCCACACCAGAGGTGCGTTGTGGATGTCCAAATTAGGGCACAATGGGATAATACCAAGGCCGTTCACGAAGATAAGCTGATTGATGTTGCAATCGAATGCATCTACAGCTTCCTTAACGTTCGCTACAGGCTCAATCAACAGGTCGTATTCATCACCTCCGTAGGAGACTTTCAGCAGCGCTAAATGACGCTCACCGAATTCACCGGCACCGTAAGCACAGATGGAACGGGAAGACCCTCCCATAATGCTTATCGCAGCGGACAGCTCTTTGATTAACGCAAAGGCTCCCTTATAGGTGCGGCACTCTGGGTCATTCAGTATGATAACCACATCGTAATCTTTAGGTGTCAACCCAAAGACCGTATTACGGCAACAGCCGCCAGCTAACGCAAAGTCAAACCCGACCGAGACAACAGAGCGTAGACTCTCAATGAAATTATGTTGCTTTTGCATAAGGTATTCTCCTTACAATTAACGAACTTGAGTGGAATGGACGCTGGTGAATTGTGATGCGTGGTAGGTGTTAATCTCCTTCATACAGAACAGAGAGCTGAACTCACGGTGTGAGAACTGCTGAACCCGTACATACACTCCATCTGTTCTGTGGACACGGAAGAATTTACCATTCAGTTTGTTCTGAACCCAGTCACCATCCCTGAGGGGATTACGGGAGTCAGGGTCAAACTCAATAACAGGTGGGTGTTTAACCACTGGTGCAACCCATCGACCACACTCACGTCTCCACCCTAAGTTACCCAGAATGTGCACCGCAGCGTCACGAGAAGATTCAATCTCATTGACTTCTGCCAGCTCTGTCTGCAACTTCTTGATTTCCTGTTCGATTACAATACGTGTTCTCATAAAGACCTCTCTTAGTTTAGGGTTAATGATAATCATAAAGGCCACCACACGGGCGACCTTGAGTTTATCACTACGCTTAGATTCCAGCTTCACGTTGTTGCGCGTCCATACCGTTGGCAACCACCAACAGACGACTTTCGTTATTATCAGCAGCCACGCCAGTGGCTATACTCAGCGCAGCGATTAGGCGACCCACTTGGACATCACTTAAGGTCACACGTTGGGTATGGGACTTAGGTGACTTGGAGTCGCGCCAACGGTAGACCAACGTAGGCTTACCATTGCGAACGTTAACATGAATGCGGCGAGACCATTGGTCTACCGTGTCGGACAGACGGATAGTGGTGGATGCTTTGATAGGCGCTTTCAACATGATAGGTGTCTCCTATAGGTGGTTACTTGAAGATCTTCTGAAGTTCGGTTGCCTGCGCAGCAATCAGCGCGGCTTCTTTAATATCGTCGGTAGCGTCCAGCTTAAGGAAGAACGCTTCGTTAGCCAGATGGTCGGCCTTCTGCTTGTTACGCTTAGCCTGTTTGTTCAGCTTGGCGGCTTGCTTGAAGTAGGCCTTAACGACCAATTTACCGATGAACTTGATTGATTTAAACATGATGTTTCTCCTTATGTGTGATTGATGGTTGCCAATAGTGATAGTTAATGTTTGTGGTCAGCCCTTGGGTGTCCCGTTAAGTAGAACTCATGGAGACACTCAGGGCAGTTTCCCCAAGGCTTAAGACGATTAGTAGTCGTCACTCTCATCCCATCCAGAAGAGCTTCCCGAGCATGAATCAGGCGCTCCTTCGCGCGGAGTGTAGCTAATCGGTTCAAGTTTTCCGGTCTCTGCGTTGTACTGCATGTATCCCGCAACGCCAACACCAATACCGTTAAAGCGGCACTTGAGAACACGAACGAGGACAACATTGGGGTCATCACCTTGCTGGTCACGCTCAAGGGCAATGACTGTATCAGATAGCTGGCGCAAAGCCCCAGACCCACGCAGGTCAGTAATAGATACGGCACGGCCTTCTTCATGAGCTTTTCCTTTAGGTGGATTCTTTAAGTGGCAGATAACCACGAGCACAACGCCAGTAGACTTAGCGAACCCTTTGAGCTTCGTCATGAGGCGGTCAATCATCTTGCGTTCATCAGACTCTTCAGAGGCCGATACGACGATTGAGATGTGGTCAAGTATAATAACATCACAGCCTAAGCCTGTTCGCATGTAATACAGCTTAGATAGCAATCTGTCAACCTCAGCCTCCGCAAAGGAGTCGTAAAGGTGAAACGTATCACTACCAAAGAGAGCCTTATAATCAAGGCCAAATTGCCCAGACTTAATGTACTCCGCTTTGAACTCTCTGGTTTGCTGGCGTAGTCGCTTGTTGTTATGAAGCCCAAGGAGGTCTTCAATAGTCTCCTCAACGGACTCTTCAAGCATCGCCATACCAACCTTAAGACCCTGAGAGGTTCCCCACGCTAAGGCCTGCTGACGGACAAACGTTGATTTGCCCATACCGGAACCTGAAGTGACCATTACTACCTCACCACCACGGCAACCTAAGGTTCGCTCGTTAAGTTCAGGGCAACCATCAAACAGGAATCCTACAGACTGAGCTGACGTCATGTTCTCCATTACGCGCTCTTCAAGACCCTGCGCTGAGACAACGCCATCAGGAATCCACGGGTTAGCGTTCCAGATTTGGTCGAGTACAGCCTTTGAGTCGCCTTGAAGTAGACACTCATTGGCGTCCTTATGTGGTAACACAGCCACGCGAACTTTGCCAGCAGGGAGAACCGGAGCGGCTTCCTCTATCGCTGCACGTCCAACTTCGTCCATGTCGAACATAAGGATAATCTCATCGAACGAGTCGAAGTATTCATAGTTGGCAGCGCACGTCTTCTTCGCAGCCTTAGCCCCATGACCTAGGGACACTACAGGATACTTGCAGTTCTGTAACTCCATGACCGTCAGAAAGTCAATCTCACCTTCAGTCACTACGATTTTCTTACCGCCGTTCCATAAGTGTTTCCCAAAGAGAGCATCCGACTTATGGGCACCCTTGCAGGAAAACTGTTTGTCTTTATCTCGGAGCTTCTGGGATATCACAACCCCATTCTGGTCTCGGTAGTCAGCCACTTGATAATTCTGACCATTGACCTTAGCAATCCAGTAGCCAGCCTTGCGGCATGTCTCCTCGGAAATACCTCTGGCAGTTAGCGCCACATATCTCCCGTTGCTCTCTCCGAAACTTAATACCTTACCGCCACCACTTTCAGTGTTCATAGCGGCACCTCCTCTTGGTCTACTTTGAGTTCTGGGAGCCTTAGCCCCATCACCCGCCGTCCATTTCTCGCAGACATAACAGAATGTATGCCCATCAGAAAACATGGAGTTACCGTCAGTAGACCCACAGTTCTCACAGGGGCAGTGGTACAGGAAAATACTGCTGCTCTCCTCTTCATTGTCGTCACCGTAAGCCATCTTAAAGTCCCTCCATATTGTCAGTTACTTATTGGTTACCAGAACGTTCTGCTCCAGCCACAGCGGAACCTTAAAGCTCGGGCAGGCCTTAGCAGCAAAGTCATAATGACCCTTAACGGACGCCTGAGGATATCGACCTTTCAGGTTCTCCAAGAGACCGCGCAGTACGCTCATTTGGATTGGTGTGAAGTTCGCTTCAGGTGCGCCCTTATCGTTTATGCCACCAACAAGACAGATGCCCACGGAGGTATCATTCTGACCTACTGTATGCGCACCAATCTGGTCAACATCACGACCTTCTTCTATGGTGCCATCACGTTTGATAATGAAATGGTAACCCACATCCAGAAAGCCACGCTCTTTGTGCCACTGGCGAATTTCACGAACGCCGATATTCATTGATGGCTTGGTTGCAGCACAGTGAATAATCAGATGTCGTGTCTCCTTACGGGCTTTGAATTGTACCTTAGCCATGTTTACTTCTCCTTCTTCTTAACGGACTTAAAGCGGTCAAACGGAACCTCAATCCGTGACTCTTTCAGCCATTCAACAGGTATCAGTTTATCAGCAAACTTAATACCATTCTTTTCGCACCACTCAGCGTAACTGGTCGGCGACCCTTTGTACAACTTAGTGCGACTTGAGGAGAACACCAAGCGAATATCCAGCATCGGGAACTGTTCCCGAATCAACAGGTGTTTCTTTCGGTCGTCACTATCCCAGAGACCCTTAGTCTCCACAAAGATACCGTTCGGTAACAGGAAGTCGGGCGTGTAGAAGTGGTTACTTGCGGGGATTACATAAGGAATCTTCCACATTTCGTAATCAAACTTCACGCCCTTAGCCTCAAGCTGCTTAGAGACTTTATCTTCAAGACCGCTACGGAATGCCCCAACACGGGACACTCCTCTCGCAGCATAGACGTTAGCCATTAGAAATCGCCATCGTCGACATCGTCGCCTGAGTCAGCTTCTGAGGTGCCTTCACCATCATCCTGCGACCATTGACGCTCTTCAGGTGTCTGCTGTGAGTAGCCACCTTCTTCCGCTTCATCGGCTCCCCAATCACCACCGTTGCCGGATGTTGCCAGTTCAACCAACATTACGGAGTCCAATTGAATCTTAACGGAAGCGCCTACAGCCGTGTTCCATGTGTACGGGAACAGTTTGTATTTGACTTTCAGTTTAGACCCTGAGCGGATGAAAGGTGGTTCCTTCATGACTTTGCCATTAGCGTCAACGATGGTCGGCGTAATGTGCTTGGTCTCTTTGGTCTTTTTGTCTTGGAAAGACGCATAACACTTGACCTTAAAGGTGGTCGTTCCGTCACCATTATCAATGAACGGCATGTCGCCTTCATACGGCAGCAGAGGTTTCTTACCACGAGCAACCGTTGGTGGGTTCGCTTCGTAGTCTGCCAGTTTTTCCGCATAATGCTCGTTGTGCATGTCAACGATTTCTTTCACCATGCGCTTACAGGCTGGGCTTGCGTTATCCAGCGTCAGGTCTACCTTATAGACACCGCGAGGGTTGCCGAAGCCTTTCTCTTCGTTGCCATAGTCAGGCTTGTTCAGATAAACGTAACCGTCGGCCGTGCCCAGACCAGAGGTATAAACTTTCTTGAGATTAAAAGCCATAATGTTGCTCCTTATGTTGGTAGAAATAAGATACCCGTGGACTCCAACCACTTACCAGCGCTCATTCAATACTGGAGGTAGTCCCAATAGTGATAGTTAATCAGTCCTGTTTTACTTCAGGGCGTACCCGAGTAACTGCCAGACCAGCAGGGACGTATTTCAATTCAGCCACGTCTAAGGCCTCATCCAGTGTTTCCGCAAAGACTGGAACTTCGGTTTCACCCAAAGTTGTCTCAACGGTCACAAGGAATTTCTTTAGGGAGTGGTTAGCTTCCATAGCATTTCTCCTTATGTTTATCGAATAGCTCCTGATAGAACGAGGCCTTTTTCAAGTCCTGCTCCATAGTCGCCAGCTCCGATTTCTTACCAGCTCGAAGGCGGTACTTCAGGACGTTTCCGAAGCAGAACCCCTTGAACTCCGCAACAGTCATTGACCGAGCGATGACCTCAATGGATTCAACATCAGTGAACAACATGTAATGGCTTGGAGCCTTCACAGAGTCGTCCTTTTGGTTTTCACACTTACCGGAAACACCAGTGCCAATAACCTCAAGGGTATCTATCGGAACATCTCGGCGAAATGCCTCGGTGTCAAACTTAATGGCAACATCATAGTCACCAGCCAAAGCGTCAGCCTCAGCATAGCCGCGCTTGCCAAAGTCAACGCCGGAACCTACATACTTAACATAGTCGCCTTTACGGATAACTTTAGGACGTTCTATATGAGCGTCAGTCAGAGCCTTAGCGTGTATGCTCAATAATAAATGGGCATCATGAGCTGAATCTGTGTTAATACCATCCCAGCGAACCATAACGCCAATACAACCATGTCCAAGGTAGTGCTGAGGGTCGGTCACTGTGCCTATGCGCCCAATAAACGCTGGGTCAGTCCCAATGTATTTCACACGGGAATTAACGATATGCATGATAAACCTCCACGATGCGGGCAATCAACAGACGGCCTAAAGGGAACCGTGTGACGACAACTGGAACTTCTGGGCGCTTGCCTTCAGCGGCCTTAAAGAACGTCCCTGTGGTCACAATAGCGTGTACACGAGGTGACAGCTCAACGGTAGACCCGATGATGCCAATCTTTTCGTGCTTACCTGAAGCGAACGCAGTTGAGCGGTCTACACGACGAGCGCTATAAATACCATTAGCTGAGTTGAAATGTAAACGTAACATAGTGGTGCCTCCTTATGGTGTACTTGGTGGATTACCATTGTCACCGGATAGCGTTAACGCCAGAGCCAGAATGATAATCGTGATGATAAACGTAGAGAACATGGTGTGTCTCCTATGGTGATAGTTAATGATAACGACAAAAGGCCAGACCCTTAAACTAAGAGCCTGACCTTTAAGCGAATCACTAATGAGAGCGGCGGTCGTTTAAGGCACCCAAAGAGAACCCAATGATAAACATCGAGGCCGCTTGGATGTACACAAGGATTACTTCAGGAATGGGAAGCATGATTTGTAATCCCTTGCAATACTATAGATGGTTATTGAGCCAGCCACAATTATTGCTATCATGAGTAGAATCGCTATCATAGCCATCGTCCAAAGTACGCCTTTGTAGATGCCCAGAGCGATCCCGCCAGCTACCATAGCCCAGAATAATATTACGATTAGTATTGCGCCAAGTTTAGTCACGATGCCACCTTAATGTAGAACGTTCCGTGGAAGACCTTTCTTGGAATGTTCGTCCAGCCTCTGGCTAAATGTTCAACCTTAAAGGTTGCATCTTCTGTAATCCAGAACTCCCAGACACCCCGCTCGCGTGACCATTGGTAGACATTACCAAGGGCATCAGCCGCCTTAGCTGTTCCACCGTGAAGGTGGGTCTCAACGATAGCTCTTACAGCTACTTTACGAAGTTGTCTACTCATCATTCACCCCCCATTAGTCGTTAATACTGTGATTAGACAGCCTAGGAAGCCAAAGCCTGCCAATATGATTAATAAAATCAATAAAGATTGTCCCATTAGATTTTCTCCTGAGGGTTATCTTCAGTTCCACGGAACATTACGAACGATGGGTGACGTAAGGAGCCATCAGGGGTCTCCTCCATGTAGCTGATTTGACACTGCCAGCCTTCATATGGGTTTACCGGATTAGGTGCGATTGTTCCTGTGAATTCCTCAGTGTTGGCCTCAAGCCATTTCGCTGTGAATTCATCCATAAGAGCCTTTGAGATGTTCGTTGCGTTAACCACTCGACCGGACTCCAAGAGCACCTCAAAGCCAATCACTTTACCAGCATTGGCGAGACCTTCAGTTCCCCATACAAGACCCTGAACGACACCATCGGCCTCATTCTCAGGCTTCATCTTCCACCAGCCGGACTTTTTGCCGCGCTTGTAGTAGCCGTAAGGGTCTTTCACAACGAGACCTTCAAGACCGCGTTCGCGAACTTCTTCATAGAGAGCTTTGAGTGAGTCCATATCAAACACATCATATGTCTCCGCTAGTTGCCAGTCGATTTCTGGGAAGTGGTCACGCAGAACCATAATCATCTGCTGAACGTGAATCTGCATTACGGAGTTCATCACAGGGACGTCATCACCCGCTTGGATTATATCCAGAGGCAGGATAGCGTAAAGGCGCACTTCGAGCTTGTTTGACGCTAAGCGGAACGGTGTCTTTGTGCCCCACAGCTTTTTGTCCCACTCTAAGAGCGCCCGAGTGTCAAACCCTTTGTTCTTATCTTTGAGGTGCACCGTGCGCAGCAGGCCAGACCCTGTGTTGAAGTCAACGCCTTTGACCATAAGTTCACCGTCAAGCATGAAGCCTTTAGGATAAATCCAACGGTCATCATTAAGCACCTTCGACCAGCGCAGGTCAAAGCCGTTCATGTAGTCCAGCGCAGGAATGGGTTTAGAGACCCTTGAGAGCCACGAAGCGTTACCGCCAGCCTGCACCACAACGTTTCCACGTACACCATCGTACTTGACGTCAGCAATGAGTGAGCCAGCCTTTTCGGCGGCCTTCGTGATTGCGCTTTCGGAATAGCTTACAGCTTTGTACGGGTTGGTTTTAAACAATTCAACAGAGTGAGTCATGGTGTTATCTCCAAGATGTAAAGTCATTATAGAACTTGTCGAGTTTCGCACAGATATCAAAGACACCTGAAGCGGTGAATGAATGGTAGGCCTTTAAGGTGGGTGATGACCTGTCGTATGTTGCTGATTCTACCAGATGTACATGGTAGGCGCAACGCATGTGGTCTTCACTTGTGATTACCTCAAAGCCTAGAATTCGAAGTCGGGTACACCGTAGCTTAAGTGGAGTAAAATCTTCACGACCCATAATGATTCCCCTTAGGAGCTGAACGGACAGGAGCCACCTCAGCGGCTTCGCGCTTCTCTTCACGGTCTGCCTTACGGTCACGTTTGTTCAACTTAGCGCCTTTGCGGCCAGTGAAATTCTCGGTAGGTGCTTTCTTGGTGATGCGCTCAAAGTTGGTATTCATAGAGTTGATTCCTTATGGTGGTTGTGTGATAAAGCGATTAATAGATGACTCTCGGAAGAATCATCAAGTAAGGCTTTATGTTTCATCTGCCAATAGTGATAGTTAACTGTCTGCGTCCAGATAACACAGGACGATGCGACCAGCTACATCGGTCTTGTAATAGATGAAGTCTTTACGTTCACCGTCTGACGTCACTTGAGTCAATATATAACGGTCAACCCGCTCTTCCCAATTCAGGTGGGTTACAACCTTACCGCAAGACCCTAAGCCCAACTGGAAGAATGCAGTCTTGTAGCCAACATTAGGGACATTCGCTACGAACTTCACAGAGGACAGCTTACCGACTTCATCAGCTTCAAAGCGCCACGGCTGAACCTTATGTGACTGTAGCCACTCATCATAGAAGCGGAAGACGGTCAATATGAGTAACGGGAAGATGATGCACGCAGACGCTGTAATGATGGCCTTATTGTCTGGGTTGTTAATGTATTCATAAATCATGGTGTGAGTCTCCTTAATGTAATCCTGAAGTGAATCTATGAGAATGCTCTTAATATATAACCTTAACGGCCTGCCTAATGTACTACCTTAAGTGGAACTACTCCGAGCGTGGTCATTTAGACCAGAGGCTCGAAGCGTCTCCCTATAGTGATAATTAATTAGGCGAACGCAAAGTCTGACTTCAAGATTTCCTGAAGGTCGAGGTTACCTTTAGGTGGCATCGCAGGCATCTTATCTAACTGACTCTCATGGAGCTGGTCGGCAAACTGCTCATAGAAGTCTGCAATCACATCGTTGTGCTCGTAAGTCTCAACGAGGGTCTCACGGACTGCTTTAAAGAGGTTCCCCGCGTCTGCTGCTAGTGTGCCAAATGAGTCATGAATAAGGGCAAACTCAGTGATGCCATACTTACGGTTGGCCTTAACGACCGTTGTGCGTAAGTGGGAGCCATCCATTGAGTGGACGAAGTTAGGCGCTATGCCTGTCTCTTGCTTATGGGCATCAATGCCGACAGTCTCATAGGTGTTCAATGTAGGCTGAAGGTGGAATGACCCAAGGAACAACAGGTTCAGGCGCTTCTGTACAGGCTTACGGTATTCTTGCCACACAGGGAAACCGTCAGGAGTTACCCAATGTACAGCACAACGCGCCCTTAAGACCTCTTTGGTCTTCTTGTCCTTGACCTCAGCAGCCAACAGCTTAGCGGCGGCCTGTAACCATTTCATGGCCTCTACAGCAGCAACCACAGTAACGCTTACACATTCCCAGATTAGCTTAGCCATATAGCCAGCGGCCTGATTGGGTTGTGTAAACATCATACCCTTACCATCATCAATAGCTGGACGAATGGTATCCTTAAGCACTTGGTCACGGAATCCATATTCCTTGGAGCCGTAAGCCAGAGTCATTACGGAACGCTTAGTGACCCCACGGTTTACCCCAAAGGATAGCCATTGGTTTGCTAAGGTGGCTGTTCCCAGCGTGGTCTTTTCGGTAGTCTCACCTGTCTTAACGTCCGTGATGACCTCTACGGTGTTCTGAGAGCCGTTTATTGCGTCCACCTTAAGGCGGTCGTTGACCTTATCTGCAACGATGCGGTAGATGTCCTGAACGATTGCTGAAGGTAGTAGGTTAACGGCGGCACCGCCAATTTCATCACGGAGCATCGCGCTAAAATGTTGAATCCCAGAGCATGAGCCATCAAAGGCCAGAGGCAACGAGGAAACATACGACTTACCGTGCTTAATAGCGCCTGCATACTCAAAGCAGAACGCAAGGAAACAGAATGGTGAATCTTGTTCAGCCCACCAGAGGTTCTCTAAGGGGTTTTCAGCAGATGCCATAATGTTCGCGTGGTTATCCTCAATGAATGTAATTCTATCAGGGAACGGAACCTTATCAACACCCGCGCAGTTTGCTCCGTGAATCTTCAGCCAGTACATACCGTCAGACCCGATTGGTTTCCCCTTAGCGAACGTTAAGAGGCCTTTAGTCATATCGTTTCCCTGTGGGTTGAACATTGGGACGGCATACACACGACCACGCCAGTCTAGGTTCATAGGGAACCAGATGGCCTTGAATTGGGCGAACTTGTTGGCCTGCGCAACGGTGAATTCCATAGACAACCGACGAGACACCCGAGCCTTGTCCTTACGGTAAATCGCTGAGGCTTGTTTCTTCCAATGCTTTAAGGCCGCTTCGTTGGTGTCGATATCGTCGGGCTTAACTGGCAACTCTTCACGCTCCAACGCTGGGACGTCACTTACAGGGCAATGTTTCCAGTTCACTATTTGATTGACCACTGCGAGAACCTTAGTATTTATCTTCCACGCTGTGTTCTGCGCAAGGTTTACCGCTTCGTAAACCTCGGGCATTTCAACTTCAGCGTAGCGCATAAGGCCTTTCTTTGTGCCTGTCCGAATGAGTGCTAAAGGCTTACGACCAGCAGCCCAATAACCACCACCGATAGTGCTCGTCCAAGGTCTTGGAGGGACTACGCAGGGTTGAAACATAGGGGCTACCGCTGCGAGGCTTCCGGCTCGTTTAGATAGCGCCTCAACGTACTCTGGAGCCAGAGACACAAAGTTAACGTCTTTATCAGCTTGGCCTGCGTGAGTTCGGTCTATGGTAATCAATCCGGTGGACTCAATGAGCAACTCAAGGAGCTTGATGCCAACGTGAGTAGTCTCTTCAGCCGTCCAGTTAGTCCAGACCGATTTGATATCACCGCGTTCCATCATGTCCTTTTCGACAACCTGCATGTAGGCCTTTTTGTATAGCAGGCCATTACGCTTGTTAAGCCCATCCTCAACGTAGTTCTTAAAGAACTTGGCTTCTTCGTCACGTATACGCCCATAGCGCATCTCATCCTCAACGGAGCGACCAATGTGTGAGGCCACTGCTTGGATACTTGCAGCGTCTGTCTTAGCACATGTTGCCAAGACCTGCTTAACGGTGATAGCCGCCAGCGTCAGAGCGTCTACACCTTTGATGATACTGTATGCTACATGCTTACGTCCGGTCTTCTTGGAGCCGTCCTCTTTGAATTCACAGGAATGAACCCACGTAGGGATGTGCTCTGCGAGACGAGGAACAAGGGTCTGAATGAGAGGCTTAGCGGCTGCGTTATCTGCCAACTCTCCAGCTTCAATCTGACGATTCAACTGCTTGATAAAGCGCTTTTCCCCTTCAGTGTATGCTTCATGCTCAAGGCGCAACTGAACGGCTGCTAAGTGTTCACCGTAGGCGTCAGCTAGCACGTTGAATGGTTGGATGGCGTTAGATACATCAGAGAAATCATTTGCTATAGGTTTGATGACGTTAACGGTCATTAGGTTTACTCCGCATTTAGTGTTCAGTAAGTGGTTTCTATTGGTGCCGCCTTAACGACACCTAAGAATACACTTGCTCACTACATACTTGCAAGTCGATTGTTGATTACGGATTGGATAGCTTCGCGGATGGTTGCATTTTGTAGAGCGGACTGCATGAAGATTACCTTAGCCCATTAAGAACTGTCTATCAAGGCGCTTATCGATTGGCAAGGCATGGTTCAAAGCGATGGCCTTAAAGTTGTCGCAGAGGATGCGCTCACCTGCCATGTAAATCAGGGCGCGGTCAATCCCGCCGTCATTGTTAACAAACAAGGCTGCTCTCCAGCGTCTACTGTGGCCGATTAATACATTATCACGCAGACGTTTAGCTTTCTCGGCGATATCATTACGTGCACGTCTCTCCTTAACCTTACGCATCTCAGCCGCCCTAGCCTTGCGGCGCTGGCGTCTCTCTTTACGTGCCACCTGAAAGGCCCCCTTAGGGTCTCTAGCAGCCTTGCGAGCCACTGCGCGGTCAATCACACGTTGTGTGGTTAACGCTTCGATTTCCTTAAGCAGCTCCTCAGGGTCTACGTGGAAAGTCTCCTTGTCCAGACCTCTCGTGTAACTCACAGGGTCTGTGATGACCAGCCGTTTCGTATCAGGGTCTACCATCACGTTGCCACTGTGTAGGTCGAATGATGCTATGCCACTGAAGAACTCTCTGATCAACTTTGCGGTCTCCATAAGCTCTTGACTATCATTGTCCCAGACTTCCTCTTGGGCTGACTTTGGGTCATTATATTCTATGACGTCCCTTACGATATCGTAAGAGGCTTCAATTGACGCTTCAGCTTCCCAATAGTGGAAAGTCATCAGCTTATCCATTACGACCGTGTAGCACGCTGTATGGCGTTCAATAGCGTGAATCGTGGGGATACCTCTACGGCCTTGATGCATACGGCAGAACGCTGCATAAGCTGCACCTGAGTCTTCCTTCTTGAAGCCCACCTTAATGACCTTCTTAGGTAACAACTTGTGCTCATACGCAATACTGAAATGACCATTACCCATATGGTAATACCCAAGGTCAATCAGGATGCTACGCAGTGTCAACCACCAATCTTGGCGCTCCAGACCAACATCACTAATCGTGTTCTTACCGTCTTCCGTTTCGTGCGCCACAACGTCCGCTAAGAGGGTCACAAGGTCTTGCTGACGGGTCTCTAAACCTGCGATTCCAGCGTTCTTAATGGCCTCCATACGAGCCTTAAAGGTGTCATAGATGCTTGGTGTGCTGCTGGTGGCTGGCGATGAGTTGTTCATGGTGTTATTTACTCCATACATTCATGTTGAGAGGTTGAGAGCGATATAGTGGATTTAGTGCAACGTGCTTGTTGTTTTCATACAGGCGCTTAAGGTGAACCATAGCGCGGTCATGCGGTAGACCGTAAGCCATTAGGCAACGGAAGTTATTCACTGTTTCACGAGTGAGGCCATAGGTTGTTGATTCTTCAGACCGAGCCGCAAAGATGTCTAAGGACAACTTAAAGGCTTCGTCTTTAGGGATTACCTGAAGACCTTTAGGCTTGTTCCAATGCATGTCCAAGGCGTGTACTAAATTGGCGCTGCTAATACGTTGCGACATCAAAGAGACCTCTCTTGTTACCTGTGAAGCGGCCTTTAGGTGACCGTGTGGTGAACTTCGGGCCAGTGAATGACCAGCCTGTTAGCACTGCTCTGTGAGCCTTGCGACCCTTGATGAAGTCCCTCAGGATTAGCCCTGCAATGAGTGCATATGAGGTGACCATTAGGACTACGATAGACACGATTAACGTACCTCCCAGAGTTGACCCTTAGAGTCAATTGTTCCGGCTTCACCGTAGAAGCAATCAACAGGCTGCATGACACCACTGAGCGGCATGGTCTTAAAGCCTGCATCGTCAAGGCTCATTAGGAATGCTGTGTGAGTCTGTGAGTTGACCACTAGGATACAGTCTTGCTCAAAGACAAACGTAGCGTAGCGGCATACACGCTGCACCTGCATGATGTCTTCACACTCCACCTTAAAGGTGTGCTCATAGGTCGCCTGATGTGCACCAGCTTCACGGTAGACACCTGTCACCTCCTCAACGCAGACACCAACATGCGCAGGGTATTCTTTGAGCCACGCTCTCAGCTCATTCGTGCGGGTGAACGCTTGGTCGGCTTTATCTGCGCGGCAGGCTGACACGAATACGGTAAACTGGTTGGCACGTTCTTTAGTGTGAATCATGATGTGGTATCCTTAGGTATTGATTGAGTATTTAGTTTACATGGTAGCCTACATATGGGCTTAAAGCATGACCATGCGCACCTACTTGTCGATTCGCTACAAGCGGAGCTTAGACGCCTTAGGTTGCATCATCTAGGCTGCTCAAAGCATCGCACTATGTGTGCCCGTCTCGTGGTAGATGCTGTAAGGTGCCTATGTGTTGTGACCTTAGGTGTTGTGCCTCAGTGTTGAGGCTTAGTGATACCGGATTGTTAAAGAGCGGTGTATCTTGTTGTGGTCACCCTGTGGTAGCGGCTTGAGGTGAATCATAAGGTAGTCACTTAAAGGTGTCAATAGGTATTTATCATTAAATTGATAATCTTTTATCTAACCACTCAATGGTGTCTCTTTAAGGGTGTCTCTCTATGGTGATAGTTAATTAAATGACACATTGGCTATTGACAACCTATGACCTTATAGCTCTATAATGATAGCGCAGTATGTAGCACCGCTCTTTAACAATCTGAACTAAGTAGCAACGATAAGCCCTGAGAGTGAGGCACTCTCTGATAAACACCTAATGACAGCACCTAATTGTAATAGCAGTGAGTGGTCACTCTGATAAACACCTGAAGAGCTACTTAAAGAGAGGAGGATGGTCTTGAGGTGTTAACTTGAGGTCGAACCTAATGAGGCACTTAATGAGGTGACTTAGAGAGCCCAACAGATAGGGAGACAGACAGATGAACATATGAACACCCAAAGTGATCATTTGGTCATAACCTAAAGCACCACTCAAAGGCCTCACCACCTAAGGAGCACTTGAAGGCATACCGATAGGTCGCTATAGGTTGACTTGAGGTCGCACATAATGATAACG